CGTGCCGGGTATGGGTGCTTCGACCCCAAATATCGTCTCACCGATAGTCGGCCCACCGATATTGAACTGTTCTATCCCCCTGTACACAATCGTATCCGACTTTACTACGTGTCTGGTGGTGAAATCGTCCAACACTTTTATAAGCGAGGAGGTATGGGTTTTCATGTTCAACGATTTCGTGTAGTTCGCAAGGTCTGCGTGCTCCATAGCATCTTCAATGGATATCCCGTACTTGTTGGCTACTCGCAAAACCCTATTGGTGCTCGTGTACCAGACGCTACTGTACTGCTCAATAGCCGTTGCACTGGTGAGGGTCTGGGCATTCGCGGGGAACATGGGGTCTATGGAGACGGGGTTGGCTTTTAGGTACCTATCCAAATCCGGCGAAAACGGTGCCCAGTCCTTAAACTCATTTGTAACATGGTCAGTAAGATGTTCCCCCAACTGAGCCCCAGTCTTAGGGCTTTTACCCCACGACCGTGTGTACAACTCGTCGTATGAAGCCGTGTCCCCTATTTGCTGTGCACCCCACTTCCTCTCCATAAACTCTGGAGCATGGCGCATGGTTACTTTCTTATTCTTCGTTCGAGCCAGAAACGTATTGATGGCTTCAGCGTTTACCGCTTCATTGAATGCGTTGCTCAACGGTGGCAGCTTAGGCCCTCCCTTGGGCTTACCTGCACGCAACGCACGCGCACCCACGCGCCCAACCCCAGCCATCTGTTGTGCTTGGGCAGCAGGAGAGAAATTAGGCACCCTGCGCTCATCGGTAGTTACCGTACCGTCGCGCATCATTATGCACCGGCATGATGGGTGGAACGGTGGGGTATCGAATCCAGACGCCTGCACCTGACGGTCAGTCATTTCATACAAGCGAGCAATATCGTCCTTTGTCTGCTTAGGCCACGGGGATATCTGCGTCAGGTCAGCGGGGTTAGTGGTGTTCACTGCCCGCGTCACAACTGCTAAGGCAGCCGTCGCTTCAAAGGTACGCCCGTGTACGTTCTCACAGAAGTGGCAGGTACGCTCATCCAGTTGGGCGGATATCTGGTAGTACACGGTCCCGGTGGTTTCCGCCTCAATGAGAAACCCGTAACTTCGTAAGCGGCTAGAAGTAACATTAGCCTCTATATCAACAGCTCTCTTCCCCCCCAAAAGGGTGGCCCTGTTCATCTGTGCCGCGAACTCATCAATATCATCAAAAAACTCGGCTGGTCTGACTGTCGTCCCAAGCGCCAATCCGGTAACCGCGTCGATGTCTTCAATCTTGGCTACTAGGGTGCTGGCATCAGTTAAGTGGTTTACCTGTCGGTCATAGCGAGCAACAAGGCTCTTGGCCCTTGCCTGCATAGGCTCGACACGCCTCTGTAAAGAGGTGAACATATTGTCAATTGAGATTGGTACGGCATCTGGGACGCCGCCTTGGGAAAACGATATAGCCCCCTCTGGGGTAATGGTCTTAGCCCCCAGAACAACGGCATGCAGACCGGTTAGCTCCATGCGCCCGCGTTGAGCATCCGTGGTAGGTGGAAACCCAAGGGTATCAACCAGAGCATAGGCTTTCGGAAAATCCCCAGCCGCAACAGCGTTACGTATAGAGCGTAATATAGGGAGGACGTGGAGGTTAAACCCGGCCAGCATCCCTTGGGCCATTGTTCTCTCTAACGCAAGGTAGCTTTCCGGCTTAGGCATAGATTAAGACGTATCCAGAGGGTGTACCACAGTAAGGCTTATGGGAGCCCAGCGTATTCCATTGTCCGCTGACCGCCCATTAGGTCCCGTATACGCGATACGGTGGTCCACGCGGTTAACCAGAATTTCGATGGGTATAGCATCAGGGAACGCTGCACATGTCCCTGTTGCGAGAAGGTGCCTGCACGAATTGCACTGGGCTGGAACCATGTCCTCCTCCTGTAAAACAAACCGCTGAGACGCGCCTGTTGCCGTATTAGTTCTGGGTTTCCTTGTCGCCATTGAGGCCCCCCGCCATTATCTCTAACGAACATCCCGCAATATCAGCCAATCCATCAGGGTCCTCAGATGTGCCTATGATAGTTTGGGCACTGAGCATCTGCTGGAATATCTGCTTATCCAATGAGGGCAGTATTGAAACTAATTGCATCAGCTCATGGAGCCGATTGCATTGGTCCACACTACGCACGCCCGCCTTCATCAACACCGATACTTCCTTAACCAACGCAACCAATCCCGTCGATGTCATTGATTTGGCAACGCCCTCCGCACTAGGGGGGGACGGTGGGTCAGTAGGCACGGGGCCTTTCCCACTATTGCCGAATGCAGGCGGCCCGCCGGGAGGCGCGGCATTGTCACTGTCACCGGCAATTTCTTGAGACACCTCCTCATCAACCTTCAGAGACAGGTTAGTGATTTCATTGAGGCTGGTAATTATTTGAGCCCGGTCAACGGCTTTAACACTCACTGCCTGCTCTAATGCCTGTAATTGCAACGCTGCATCCTTCACCATTACCGGCAGACTTCGGAACTTAAATCCCTTACCACCCAGCTCAGGTAGTATCGCCATGTTAACTATCTCATCGAACTCTTGCCGCTCGGGTTGGAACACTTGGGCCTCGGCTACTGTGTAGGACGCGAACGCAGTCGCATACGAATAGTCCCCTGCCTTACCAACGAAGAGGGGGGGTAATCTAAACGCTCCACGAATACGCTCCTCGCACCTTGTATCGTAATTCTCAAACATAGAGTCGTTCTGACGCTCGCTGCCGAACCTCTCAACAGTAACCCGTACATTGTTGGCTGAATCAATAGACCCAGAAGTACTGTGGGCCTCCATCACGGCTGCTCTATGGGAGTGCTGCGTTTTACCGCCAAACATCTCTTGCAATGCATCTACCGCATGAGGGGCCATCTGCCCTCCTTGTACGAGCATGAGTAGAGGGGGTATCCCACCAGAATTAAAATACTCAAGATTGTGTTCTTCAGCTTTACGACTCCCCAACACGGACGGGAGCTGGGATGCCCAACGCGGTACACCATAAGGCGTGTGGGTGTCTTTCATCAACGTAAAATGAATTAGTTCAGTGGCCCTCTCTTCAGAAGCTAATCGCTGGCCCTGCTCGGTCCAATCCCCGGTCACTTTATGTAAGTCTCGGCTGGCCCCACGCTCCTTGAAGTACGTGAGCCGATTTGCAATTACTTGCACAAACTTACGTTCCCGCGCCATCACCGTATACGTAAGCTCTTTGCCCCCACGGCTAACCGCCTTTTGAACCGGCACCGGACGTTCCAGTCGCACCATCCTGATGGTCGATGATGGGACGTTGCGAATGAATACTATTTCGTCCTGTGGGCTCCGCATTACCTCAAGGTAGCCGTTACCTGTAATTTCCATATCACGCCTTAGCTGGCGTCGTATGGTCGTAAAGGACTGGCCCGGAAACGGCTCATCAAAGAACTCCATCAGGCGCTCATGCACCTGCTTCTGCTCTATATCTAAATCCTCTAGACTCTCAGTATCCCCGCAACACTCAAGAATGAATCCAGTACCATCTATGTTAGCCTCCATAGCATCAACACAGGGTCCAAGGGCGTTGTTATGCTGCCCCAGATACTCCAAGGTCTTCAGAGGAAGTGGGGGTACGAGAATGTGTAGGTCAGGGGACCCGTAGAATTTTTGGAACTCATCTTCAAGCTCCATCACGTTGGACACCACCGCGTTGGGCGGGACCATAAACGATTCCCCGGTTTCCGCTTTTATCAGGTGGACGTTAAGCTCGGGGGTGATACGTGTACGAATAGATTGGTCATCACTCATACATGTAGGATACTATATCCCCACCAGATTCCCAAGGTTTTCCCCTATTTCCGCATCCACTGTAAAAGGGATTTGCGGCTGCCAACCAAACCTCTCCTCTATGGGCAGCGTCTCCATAATAGACACCACCTTTCTAACCGCGCTTTCGGCACTCTTTTCAGGTACGTACCCAGCTAAAGAATCGTGAGTCATCATCGTAACCATAACCCCGTCGCCCGTAAGCTGGCGCTCTACTTCCGCCAGAGCCCACATCGTCAAATCAGATAACGTCGCCTGAACTGGGCTATTGATAGCCTGCCTTTCGGCGCGTGCCCTTAGACCAGAATCAGAATTCGTTACATCGGGAAGATGGCGTACACGACCCAGTGGGGACATTATCTTCTTGGCTCGATGGGCCATCCCGATAGCTCGGACATGCCAACTAGCCAGCCCCGGATACATTTTGAAAAACGCATCTCTCGTCCCCCGTGCATCATCCAAGGATAGCTTCACGCCATACGACCCCTCCGCATATTGCTGAAACCCACGCGGCCCCATTCCATATAACAACCCAAAGTTCCCCGCCTTACCGCGCTGACGCATCAGCTTAAACGTCTCGGGGTCTGTCTTCTTCATGTCTAGGAGGGCCTTCACCTCCATACCATTAACCCCCGCCGCTGTTACAAGGTGTAAATCAATACCATCCCTGTACGCCTGCAACATCGTGGATTCATCAGCTAAACACGCCGCTATGCGCAGCTCTCCCTGAGAAAAATCTACTTGGAACATCTTCATCCCCTCGGGGGCAGAGAAACACTCACGAAGACGCCCCGCCCACTTTGTGTGCTTAGGGAGGGTTTGAATCGCCGGGGCCGTAGCAGAAGTACGCCCGGTTACAGTTCCCCCACTGTGACCCCGCGCCATCCCACCACGGTAAAGCATGTAGGAAGGATGAAATTTACCATCCTTCTTCAGGTGCTTGAGAAACCCAACTACAAACGTCGATAACGTCTTGGATACAGAATTAAGCTCCTCTAGACGGTCCACCCACACCGCAACATCGGTCCCGTCTTCACCGCGTAACCTTCTTAGGTGGGCCATAGTAGTCGCAGGCTTCTGCGTCTTTTCTGTGACCTCTAGGGGCTTCAGACCAAACCCAGCCTTGCTAAAAAACACGTCCCTCAGTACCACTGCCCTAGACAACGACAGGTTGTCTTTATACTTACACGCCACGCGATACGGGATAAGGTCCAGAAGCTCCGACGTAAGCCTCTCCTGAGCGTTTTTCAAATCTTCTTCTAAACATGCATACGCCTCTACATCCACATGAACGCCACGCCTCTCAACCTCTTCAAACGCCCTAGCCGCCGGATGAACAATGGTGGCATAGAAGCTCGCAAGTCTGGGGGAAGCGAGAATATCCTTCTTCATCTTAACTGCCACGCGGTAACACGCATCGGTATCGCCGCCCGCATACGCCAATAAGTCTCGTTCAGGCACATCGGCCATACGAGACTTGTCGTAAGTCGCATTGAACGCATCGTCGTAGCCCCCCATGCGCGTGTATATCTTCGCATGAGAGTTTAAGCTGTTTGACCTGTTTTCATCCAACAAGCTCCCCACCAGCATCGTATCAAATGAGAAATTATCGCATTCTATGCCCCACTTTTCCGCAATCCAGACCGCATCAAATTTGAAATTGGCCCCGCGAATTTTCACTTTCGGGCTCGTCAGAATAGTCCGTATCTGGGACCACAGTTCCCCTTCAGGGCAAAAATACGGCTTTGGGAGCATGAGGACATGGGCACCCCCCGCCCGCACGGTGAAGGAAATAGAAATAATCGCGGCCCCCTCATCCCACGATGATAGACAAGTCGTCTCTATGTCGCAGGCCACCTCGACAGCCCCCTGCACCCTCTGATATTCAGTGACAACAAAATCAAGTATGTCATCAAAGTTGTCAACTTTACGGTACCCTATCACAACCCTCTATCCCCCAACATAAAATTTCTTACATCCAGTGTAAACTTTCTTACACAGCCAGCCAAACTCCGACTACATCAACAGCTAAAAGGACAGCATCCAAGATGACTAGGGCGTACACACGGTTAGTGGCCCCCCACACAATCCAACACGTGTCCCCAATGCAACTAATTGCAAACCCGTATCGGTACTCACCATAGACCAGAAACCCCCGGCCTAGTATAACAAGCGCAGCGCCTACCCACGTGAGGCAACTGTTGCGCCCTATCGCCACGCCTATTGGCCCAACCTAAAATAAAAAGTCGGCAAGGCTGCTATGAAGAAGGAGGGTACCAAAAGTCATAACAGCCTTACCTAGCTCATGGGCGCGGGGGGAGCGCAGACCTATGAGCTAACAAAATGATACATGTATTGTGAGGAGTTGTCGCCCCCATTAGGGGACAGTCACGCCCCCTCAGACGCAGCTCCACACCGCCCCCATAATTACACCCGCGACCACGCGCTTCCATCTATTATCAAGCACGGCTAGTCGCCTCGTCGGCCTCTATCATGTTTTTCAATATGGCCTCTATGCCGCTCAAAATACGGTCGGCATCCGCAACCGCCTCCTCCGACAACGCGACCGCCTTACGTAATTGTGAAACCACCCCCGCCACCGGGATATAGCCCTGCCCCTCGACTTCTAACTCATCGGCGGCAGCACGTAAGTGCGACAGTTCCGACTTTAGGTTATTGGTTTTTCCTCGCAGCCACCGGTATTTCCTGTGCCACTCCACTACTATTACATCACTCATTCGTCACTCCCCATCGTATAGTCCAACATGCTCATCTCCCTTGCCCACACCATCTTCTTCGTACCACTTTATACCACGCTCACACCAGCTATAGCCGTCCCAAGCATGGTGCCTATAAAAGGTGTCAGACAGCAGCATCACATCCGCTACAGAATATACCCCACACCCTCGCAGGACATCGCCCGTCTCCGCCACCGTGCGCCCATCCTCATACAACAACGGCGACTGCTCTAGGTCACATGAATACAAACTCATGTGTTCCCCAGCGTCTGCGGACCTAACAATCAGTAATCCAAACGTCTCTGGGCCACGGGCTAAAACCACTACCCCATCCCCATCAACAACGCTGGAGATAACCTCAAATTGAAGTGGCGGGGTCGGGGCAGAGCCGCTTGTCTCCCAGTCCCCCCGCAGCTCCATACCGTCTTCCGCTTCATTCAGCATAAGCGTTGTCTCTAGCGCATCGGATACAGCCTTCACCATCTGCCGAATATCCAGACGGGCCTCTTTTTTGCGTGCGCTCTTCTTACCCATTATCAGGGTCCTCCCAACATAGGCCACCACTCGCATCGAGCCACGCATGAAAGCTGCCTATGTACACGTCGTGATAGTAAGCGTCCAGTAACGCCTCTACTCCGGGTTCAAGTATTGTGTCGCTCACAAACGCCATCTCGTTGTCTTCCAGAGCTGGCCACGGCCCCTCTAAAGCAAACTCCACGCCTTCATTAAGAAAAGCCAGATGTAGGCCCTCATCGCTCACGCGAGCTATCTCACGAGGGCCGTGGACGATACTACTCATCGTATATGTCCCCCAAGTCCGGGGCTGCCGTAACAGCCATCCCGGTCGCTGCGATGATGGAAGCTAACGTTTTGTTAGCCAGCAAAATACTGCTCACATCTAAATGAATGGAAACGTACCCGTTACCGAGTTTACCATCCTCTACCGCGAACCCAGCCCGCTCCAACTCCTCAGTATACTTCTTGATGTCCGCGCCCTCTACCCTTACTGACAGAGCCGCCCCCGTATACCGTGCGCCCACTGAGAGGGGCGTGTCACCACTCCCATCTTTAGCAAGGTGCCCAACTAAGTGGTATCGGCTAGTCCCTGACGTACCATTAACAGGCTGGAATATCTTTGTCGCCGCGTTCAGGGGTACCTTCTCCATCCCGAACGCCTCTTCTTTGCTCACCTTCTGTAACTGATGCTGGTAACCCGATACATCGGGACTGGGCTCCACCTGAGCAACATCACTCGTCACCCATTCACCTGTGTCTGGGCACACCACCGCTGAAAACATTGCGGCTATAAGCCTAGAAGACAGGTCCGTGAATTGGGCCGCCCTCCCTACAGCATGCACCACTAAATGCTTTACTCCAGTAAGAGTAAGCGGCGGGCATTTACCCAACACAATCTGGTTTATAACGGTCTGCTTTACCGGTATGTTTTCCCAAGACCCGTTAACCAGTAGGGGGATGAACGTGTGCGCCCACTCACGTAACCGCCCCGCTTCCACCTCCCGCAGAGCAGCCTTTTTTCCAGTTCCGAAACACGCCTTTCTTTCTGGGTGGTTGCTGTCATACACGTAATCAAGAAACTGATATAACACGGTACACAGGTCACTACGGAGGCGGATGCCGCCGCCAGAATCTGCAACCCGTAACCTAGTCGCCTTAGACAGGAGGCCGACTATGAACGCATCTGACTGAAAACCGGTCATACCAGCGGAGGCTGTAGGGGGCAGGGCGATGTCACTGGTCTGCACCGTTCCCCCCCAGTAGTCTTTGACTTTGATACCATCGCCCGCATCCCCAGAGGGCACGGGTGTAAGGCCAAAACCTTTTAACAGCTTCACCGCCCCAGACTGGGTGTACACCTCAATACTGCACTTCTCGACCTCACCGCCAACCCACGTACCTTCTACCGTCAGCGGTTTCCGAAGCAACCCTTTAGCCCACGACGCACCGCTGGGGTAGCCTATAAAGTTCTCCTGTACTTCCTGTGCTGTTAATTGTGTACCCATTTGTGTCCCCTCCTATTAAATATTAACCACGCTTTATGGTTAGTCAACTACCTTCCCTTCTTGCGGCCCAGCCTGTTGGACGCCGCAGCATCTGGTACCACCCGCGCCACCGTGCGCCCCGTTGAATATGGGGTTAGTGGTCGCCCCCTGCGTTCCGAAACAAAGGTGGCCGACTTCTGGGGTACCCCCCTCCAACCTATCGACTCATCCGAGTCCCATACCCCCCACGACTTCTCTAGTTTCGCCGCACCCACGTTCCCCATCTCTATGCGCGATACCCCAAAATGTTTAGCAAGAAAATCCACTTGCTCCCGCGATTCAACTGAGTTCCCACAGTAATGCTTACGGACATACGTAATCGCATCATTACTAATGCCCATCTCTTTAACAATGGCTGCAAAGAACATCCCTGTTCTCCCGTGGCCACCTATGCACCCGGCATGAATAAGTTTACCTGCACGCAGTTCATCTATAGTCCACGCTACGAGCTTCTTATATTCCCGTATCTCATCTTTTCTGGGGACCGAGTGGTCCGCGACATAGAACTCTACCTCATGCCCATCAGACCACGGCATCCCGTATAGCGTGTGCCGCATACCGGAATCGAACCCAATAAAAATATCTGCGTCCATAACCGGCGAAAGGCAGGAGCCTCCAAAAATCTCCAGCCCATCCACCAGCTCTAATGCCGGGTGCGACTTGTAGCAAGGTGTATACACCTGTGGTGAGCGTTTCCACCCCTTCCCTCTACTTCCCACGTACCCTGTACTCAGAGTGACGCCCTCATCACCATGCGCTAATACTCTCCCGCTCTCCACGGTGCCAGCAGCGCCATTGAATTTTTTCCGTGCCATTTCTACGAACCTCCTAATCATCCTATAGCCCTGCCCTGTCCTCTAACACCCCAACCGACACCACCCCACCAGTACCGCCAGTACTCTTCTTTTCAACCGTCACCGCATACTCCCCGCCCGAAAAAATCGGGGCTTCTAGGGCCTGCTGAACAGCCACATCCCCATCATAACTTCCAAGTGCACCATCACCCATCACCGCCTGCCAATCGACATAACCCCGATAGGCCATCTCCTCAGAGTTAGCGAAGTTAAACGGGGTGGCGGCATCACCGGAACCCATCGCCCCTATGCTATCAAGGGCTCTCAGAACAAAATTTTGAAGCGCCTCTCCGCTCGACAACACGGATTTTTTTACCATCCACTCAAGGGGCAATGTTGAATGGCACTCTGATTGAATTATGTAATGGAGCATCTGACCAGACCGTTGCACATCTAGGACCCGCCGCATTGCCGTCAAGTCATACCCCTTGTAAAAAATACCCTTATTAAAAATTGGACCGTTGTTGTGGGCGAGAGTAAACGCCGTATCAGCCATAACCTCTAAACTGGTTTCCCCACGCACCGTTCTCAGCAGCGTATTAGCTATCTTGGCCCACGGGGCACCTCCGTACCCACCAGAAAAAGTCCCCTCACTAAATACATATTCCAGCATTTCTAGATAGTTTCCAAGAGGAGTGCTGAGTTTAGGACCCTCAGTTAAAAAATGCCTAACCGTAGCATCGGACGACCCGCCCTGAATCTCCCGCACAAAGTCATACGCCTCGACGCCGTTAGTGTTACGTATGCGTGCTCTGGTAGTGGGATTAAATTTGACATGCCTAGCCTCCCTCGTCGAAATTAAAAGCAAGTAGTAGGCGATGCGCGTAACCACCTCATGCATCTCGTTGAAGTACGCTGCAACCACGCTACCAACCTCCAGTGGCAACTCATCGTAATACCGATACCGACGATTAACCAGCTCAACAAGATGGTGCATCCCGTAGAACTTAACTGCTTCTGATTCAGGGTGGGGCAGCTCGTTGAGAGGGTTCTGACGCTCATGTTTCCACAACACTACCTTCCCCACTGTCTCAGACAGAGGTAACGCGGATAAGTCCCGACGCGCCGTTAACGGATGCTCGCTGTACTGTGCTAGTGCCCCCATGTATTACCCTCCTCTATAACTATAAACACATTACACCATATGTCAACTATCGCCGCGCCTCAAGATGTCTTCCTCGGTCGCTGGGCGCTCCAGTAGCCTGCCGCCCTTTTCCGATACGATGCCAGCCACGAGCGATACAGCCCCGGCACCTATATGCCGGGCAACAAACTCATCCGACAGGTGTACCCCCATCCCCTGCTCGGTGGCAGTCAGGACTGATTCCAAAGTGGCATCATCCTCCATGTGCACCGACACTACCAACCCATGAGCCTTAGCAATTCCCGCAGCGTCACTAGATAAGGCATCCAATGGCACTACCACTGTGACCTCCTTGTCTATCAGCGCCTTTGCCACCAACCCATCTATGTCCGCTATTACCTTGGTAAACACCGAAGTTAGCTGCCTCCGAATCATCGCCACGTGGCTGCTGCCAAAGATGTCCCACCCACTCTCCGCATCTTCAGGGCGTATAGTTAAGTCTAAAATAGAGCCTCTGGGTACACCCCCGGTCACCAAGACCGACTTAAACCCGGTATAGTTTTTACGGAAAGAGGCAAGGTCGCCCGCTCCCCCAGACCATGCCGATGCGGCGATGTACACAGGAGTATTAGGAATCGACTCAAACCCAGTTGAGTCTGTGGTGTACCGGTGCAAGCCGTGCTCATTATAAAGTACTGTGAGGATAGCGTTACGGACTGTAGCGTTGGACCCGGAAATAAATGGAATAAGGGCCGCTTCATCACCAATCCACACGCCCCCGCTCCCGCCGTCTATAACTGCCTCAGTCCCCAGAGGACCGTCAACAAACAAATCCTTCACCCCCACAACGCACGGCTTGTTCATACTCCGCGCTACAACTGCGGCATGCGACGTTGCGCCGCCCGTTACCGTGACCACCCCTACCGCCGCCTGCATGCCCATTAGGTCTTCTGGACTTGTTTCCTTCACACACAGTATCGTGTCAATGCCTTCAGCTCTGGCCTCAACCGCCTCTTGTGAGGTATAGACAGGCTTACCCCGCGCCGCGCCAATGGATGCTGGGCACCCGGTAAACGTTGGGGCTATATCCGTATCCCCTACGGTTGGGAGCACGCTGTCATGCAAATCATTCATCGTAAGAACGTCACGTACTTGTGACGGTGTGATGACATTCTCGTTTACGAGGTCGAGGGCTATCTTCACCGCTGCTATCGCAGTCCGTTTGCCTGACCGGCACTGGAGTATGTAAACTGTCCCGTTCTCCACAGTAAATTCTATGTCCTGCATATCGTGGTAGTGAGCCTCTAGTAAATCCCCCACTGCCCGCAACTCATCGTAAACCCGCTGCCCCTCACCTGACCACTCATCCCCAAGCTCGCTGATGGGTCTAGGGGTTACCGTC